TCTTTTGCCTCCTTACCAGCTTTTCTAAATTTATCAAAACCATCAGCAGTTAAAGCGTGTGTATAGATTTCTAAAATAATGCCAAGCTTAGTGTCATAAAAATATTGCTTGTGTGTACCGTCAAGCATAAAAACACATTTAGTAATCCAATCATATACTTGTGTCATATTCATTCCTTGTTACTTTTTCGACAAGCAGCTCAAATATGTTTTTAATATCTTCGTAGCTTGGTCGTTCTTTCTCTATTTTATCAATGCGCCAGAGTAAATACAAGTTAAATAAGGCAAAAAATAATAGTAATAATTTATCTATCATTCTTTTCTGTCATTTGCCTGATAAGAAGATTTAAAATATATTCGCCTAGTTTCATCACTTTAAAATCCCTCTTTATCAATACTCGGTGGTAATGTGTATCTATCATAACTCTGTGTAATATTGCCGATTTTAGTGTTTTGTTGTCGGAAGAAGCCATTGTCATACTTCATTATTACACCGAGGAATTTCATTTGAATTCCAGTCATTTTAGAATACCAACAATCTTTACACCAATATCCTAAAGGGCTGTCATAGTAATCATAAATAACGTAGGTTTTTTTGTTAGAATTACAGTTCCAACATCCTACATACTCTTCGTCCAATGCTACAAAAAACTCACTCATTGTTTTGCACCTAACTTTTCTAAATAAGATACTTTTGATTTATAGTCGAGTGCATTAAATTCCTCTAACATTTTCACTACTTCTGCAAAAAGGAAATGTTTTGAAAGAGTTATTTTATTTGATGGATTGCAAAAAGCTTCAAATGGTATAGTGTATGAACCTTTGCCAACTTTCATATCAAACTCACAAGTAATCCTGTTGAGTTTAATGTCAGAGATATATTTTAAATCTATGTTCTTAAAACCCATCTCTTTAAATGCTGTGATTGTAATAATGTCCTTGTGTGTCATAACAATATTATACACTCTATCGTTATATAGTCAAACAACAAAAAAGCCACTAGATGTGGTAGTGACTTTTTTTCGTTAGGTTTTATTTTAAGAAATAAATATGGCGCACTGTTTTATTCGGAATCTGTCTTGAAAAAAACCCATCTATTTTCTTGACAATCATTATAACGTTTGATATGATACTTCTGTTGGTAAGTTTTGTTTAAGAGGAAATGATTATGGTAAGTAAAATGTTTGCACTGTTGTTTCAGTTATCTAAGTATCCTTGTCCTGGAAATTGGTCAAATGAATTGGCTATGCTTGAGAATACAAGTGAAAAAATACAGCTGAATGCAATTAAAAGAATTGCACTGAAATGTAAAAACGATGCTGAAGTTCTTAAAGCAGTGCAAGACTATTTAGAAAGTAAGTGAAAAAAAACCCCTTGAAATATAGGGGTTTTTTCTTGCATTACTTTATAACCTATGCTATTATATTGGTGTAGGAAAGGTTGGAGTTAAAGTTATGAAGAAGATTATTGATTTGAAGTTTTTAGTTGAAGAGATGATTGATATTAGTGGAAGATATCTTTCTGGTGATTTTGATGGTTTTTACTATGAAATCAAAGACAATCTAAACGCTGAAGGCATTGTTGATAAGAAGGATTTAATGAAAGCTATAAAGAAATGCAAGAATGTTGATTTAGATGAATGTAGTTTTCAAGCAAGTTTCTATTATTTCATTAAAGAGATTAACCAAAGATATTACCAAATCGCAGTATGATAAAAAAACCCTCTGGAATATGAGGGTTTTTTCTTGCAATCCTTTATAACTTATGCTATTATATTAGTGTAGGAAAGGTTAGAGTTAAAGTTATGACGAAGCAAGAAATGATTGAAGTTAAGAAGTTTATCAAGAAGCATCATCCAAAGATTACTAATGCAGAATTGACAGATGAGTTTTTACTAGAGCAGATTAAGTTTTATCGAGTTATGCAAATGAAAAAACTATTATCTAAGTAGAAATAAATAACCCCTGGATTTTACTCCAGGGGTTATTTTCGTTTAGGAATAGGAAATTTATGAACCAGTAAACAATTAAGAACACTATTATTATACGTTAATCCTGCAATTTGTCCACTATATTTTTTGACCAAGTAAATCCAGCATCACCACCCCAAAGGTCCCAGGCTACTCTACCGTTACTTGGATATCCTTGTTCGCCAGAGTTAAATCCTTCTGCTTTTTTATCTACTTCGTGTCTACTGAAGAAACTATACATTCTAACAACAGTATCTTCTGATAAGTTTTCTTCGTTAACAATTTGATTTGCTCTTGTTAAACCTATGATTGTTCCACCGTCTCTACCTTCATCTTTCCACTTTAATGCTCTTTTAGCGTTAGTGACCATAGATGCATTTGGTTTGTAAGATGCTTTGATACTTTTTCCAGCAACATCAGAGTTTGGGTTTTGAGTAGATATTGGTGTGCCTTGAGGATGGTAAATCTCTTCATCAGTAGCATTGTAATCATAGCCGACCATACGTTTGGCTTCTGACCTATCTATAATGCCTGCTTTGTAGAGTAATTCAGCCTTTTTAGCTTCTTGATAACTGTCATCTTGTAATGCTTTAATCTTAGAAAGGTCCCAGTTGAAGAAATCACCCTCTTGTGTTTCAGGGAATTCACCTAATAAGTTTTGAGTAATTGATTCTGCAAATACAGTTAAGAGTGGAATAATACCTTGATTCCATGCACTCTGTTCAGCTTCTTGCATGTTCGAATAGGTAGAGTTTTGAAGACCTGCCGACAAATTTAAGACCATGCAATTGACCCCCATTGCTGAACTAACTCTTTCCTCGGGGGTGTGACGAATAGCATCAAGAGCCATTTCATTAGGTGAGAATGATACTTTCTCTATTTTAAAAGGACCAGACATAACAGCAATAGAACCTGCATTGTCGCCTGTAAATGAATCTTCTAAACGTCTCTTCATTGTTCTAAGGTCGTCATCACTAATGTCTACAATTTGGTCAGTTGCATCAGGACTAACCATAATAGAGGGAAGACCAGAGTTATTCATCAAACCAAAAGCACAAGATGAAGCTACGTTATCAGTTGCTATTTCTCTTAACACTGACATAAGTGGAGAACGACCAAGTCTATAATCAATTGGGTCTCTGCCGTAAGCTATGTGAATAATATCTTCTGGTGAAACTGCATATGGAGTACCGTCAACAACATAGTTATAGTGTGTGATTGGATTTATATTATCTCCAACAGGCTGACATTGTTGACTTGGTAAAAACTGCAATCCTATTACTGGACCGCCTTTTGATTTTCTAATCTTTCGGATATAAACATTTCCATAAATCTTGTAATCAATAATACAATTGCTCCAGAAACGTGTTGGAGCTAATTGATATTGAGGATTAGAAATAAGGGCAATCATAGGGTGTTGAGGATATTTTTCATATTCTGTATCACTTCCCTCAACTAATCTATAAACCATTGGAAGCGCTTGTGAAAAACCTCTGATATAATAGTCCATACTTATTGCGACGATGGAGTTAAGCATCAAGTCGCCACAGATGTTTTGCCAGTCTTTAGATGTGTTTGGTAATCTTCGAGAAAGGTTAGCAAATAAATCTTGGAGACCTATACCTGATAAATAGTTCTGTCCACGCATTACAGTTGGCAGTGGAAGGTTCTGGCTTATATTAGCTATTGGTTGGTTTTTAGCTGATGGTCGTAAGAAATCGAAGAAGCCCATTGTATTTAAATCCTTGATGTTAATCTATTATATTTTTACGGTATTGAAATATGAGACCAAGTTGTGCCTCTTTTTATAGAAGATATTGTTTCTCTACTAACATTATATTTTTCAGCTAAATGAATGTTTTGTCCACGGTAATATTCTTTTTGAGCTTTTTTAATTTCAATCACATCTTGGACAGTTAGGACTTGTGTTGGATTAGTATTTTGGTAAGACATATCAATTAAATTATTGCTTTGAGTATCTTGTCTTAAATGGTCTGGATTGCAACATTTTCGATTATTACAAGAATGACAGCAGACTAATCCTTTTTTAATAGGACCTTTATGATATTCAAAAGAAAATCTATGTGCTTCAATCCATTGGCTGTTATTACCTCTGAACACACCATATCCAGATTGATTTATGTGACCAGTATATTCCCAGCAACCAGTATCAACATTAACTATATATTTTTCATTAAACCTTTCTATCGGTTCTCTTTTATTTCTTGCCATTAAATTGCCCTAAATTTCCGTGTTTTATTTCTTACCAACTCATCAAATGCATCTGCTAAAGCGTCAACTTGGTCATCATTTTTACCATATGGAAAAACCTCAAGTTCTTTTATTAAATCTCTATTCCAATCTGCTTTAATCATACTAACATTTCCAGCGTTGACTTGTATTGCAATTGGTTCTGCTCTCGTCTCTTTATTTCCAGATACCGTAGGACTATTAACGATAAACCCTGACAACATTTTAATAAAGTAATGAGATAAACTCTTCCCTGCACTACCTGGGTCTTGAGGAATCCGTATTCTTGTTTCCCTACCATCAAGCTCACTAATCTGAAGTATTTTTGCATCTCTTTTCTCAGTGGAATCTTGGCTTCTATAAACGTCTAATATCCAAAACCTATTCTCTTCATCAATTCCAAGAAGAACTCCACAACTAAAATCACCTTTACCAGACGATGCTGCCAAGTCATATGCTCTTACCTTCTTTATTATTTTTGTTGGAGAATCTATTTTTATTCTATCAGGTTTAAAAAGTCCACCATCTTTAGGTATTGGCTTACCCTGATATAATGCACTGAAACCAAACTCTCCCATCACTTCTTTAATTGCTAAATAATCTTCTGTGCTAAAGCGTCCAGGAAAG